TCTCCATCTTCGTACTACTCAATCTACACAGTCGTATCGGCAGCTATCGAAAGCCGCCCAAAACCCCTGTGCGCTCTGTTTCACGAGATCACGACAAGCATATATGCAGTCAATCTCGGATTCAGAACGTGAAGAGATGTACTCGCCATCACTAAACCACTCTACAGTGGATTCTCCCTGAGGACTGTCCTCGTCCTCACCTCCCGACAGTGACACCGTCCGCCCACAAGTCGTCACCGTCCACTGGCTCTCTGGCTCTTGCAGCTTCTTTGAGCTACGCCCCCAAGGATCGTAAATCACATTCCAGTCTGGAAAGACCAACTGGAAGTGACGGCACTCGGCCGAGGGAATGACCTTGCCCCTGAGACGTCTTCCAACCCACTTCGCTCTTTCGAGGAAATCGGGATAGAGTCCGTCATCAAAGACAGAAGCCATGCCCCCGGAAAAATAAGCTTCTCCGAGTACACACGACCCTTGTCGCGATTGCTTAAAAGGACTTCTCAACCGGGCGACAGATGTCACGTCTGCACCGGGGAGTCCGAAGCCGCCCATTTCCTTGTTCAGGTGTAAAGGGAGAGGTATTTTAGAGAAAAACCTCTGGAATGAACTGACATACCGACCTAAGTTGACAGAGAGTTTCTTACATCTAAGATTCATCTGTTCAAAATTGTCAGCTGCAGACTGCCAAAAGGCATATGCAGTACTGTCGTTCACTTCATCAGCGATATTGACCTCACAATCAACATTGCTCCCCTTCTTACGACCGACCAGAACACCTAGGTTGACGTATCCAACGTCATGTTTGACTGAAGCAACATATCGGATAGGACATTGTTCCTGGTCTTTCTTCACGAAAGACTTATCCAACATAGCTTCACCTAGGTACCCACGATCGTCAGAGTAGACGGCAGCAGTCTCGATCGAAAGATATCGCGAATTTATCATTGCGAAACGATCAGAGAAATAGGATTTTCCCACTGACTCTATCAGACCACATTCGGAGGTTAACTCTCTCCAAACGGGAAGTAGGTCATTTGGTCCAATAAGAAGACAATCGTCTCCATTGACCAATAGTGGAATATCATCCAAGCTGAAACGTCTATCCCACACCTTCTCCAAAGACATCCGACACACTGCAGCATTCACTGCGCAGAGAATCGGAAAAGAGCAAGGATGTCCCATCAACTGTCCATTGTTCATCTCTCCACATTCAGGCAGAGAGGCCTCGATCTGATTATTCATCAAGGCTTCATCCTCTTGCCAGAAGGTAGGGCACTCCTGATCATTGCAGAACGCATCATAGATCTCACGATCTCTTGAGCGACGCAATTCTTTAGGAACCTTCTTAGGCGGCATCAAACCTGGAACTCCGAGACTTGCTTTATCAAACAGCAACTCAGAAGAGAATAGACTCTTCTTGAGTACCGTCAGGTACTCGGGATAGTTCTTAAACCAGGCTTCAGCCAGGACCATGGATGCAAACGATGACAATTCATTCGTCGCAGCCTTATAGTCCCCCGAAAGAAACTTCCTTCCAACGTCCCAATAACGAGTAACTATCTTCTCAACATGACTGACGAGATCGTCAGCACCGGCTCCTGTGAGGGAAAAACATTCAAACTTCTGAAGTGTTTTCCACATCCAGGTCTGCCAAGGTTTGAGATAGGAGTAGTAATCAAACTCTCCAACCGAAATGACCCTAAACTTGAAGGGTTCCGGAATTACTCGCATCTGGACTTGTGCTATACCTTCCTCCATACGTTCGTAGAGAGCGAACTTCCCTAGCTCATTGTAGAGGTCCGCGTACTGATAAGGGCATCGCGAATACAACAAGCCAACACGACTAGAATCGTGGTATCGAATATCTCCAACCAGAATTGGGGGTGAAATGCGATAGACAACATCTCTACAACCCATCTCAGCTAGAAAATGACCGGCAAATCCACCTGCTGCTCTAGAGTTCTCTATGCAGGCAGATTTTGAGAGAGTAAAGTTCTTTCGAACTTCTACATCTCCGGACTTTCGAGCTAACTCGTTACCAGTCCGAATCAATTCCCCATAGAGCTCATCCCTCATATCAGAGGGTTCTCGGGCAAGTGATTTCGCCGTATCTTCAATGGTGTCCTTCCAATCTCTTGCATCAAGAGGTAGCAGGGATTTTTTGAAACCTTGGAGAATCGTCATACGAGTCTCCAAAGCTCTCAAAGAATATCCCTTCAACCTCTGAGTAAGGATATTTCTGGGTTTCCCCAGACAAAGGTC